AAAAAAGCGCTACTACTTTTTTAAAAAATATTTCTAAAAAAAACTACACTGATTTAGATTGGATTACAGATGGAATTAAAATATAACGAAATAATTGGTGCAATTGTAAAACCAGATGATACACCTGCTACACAAGCAGAAATATTAGAATGGGCTGCAGCAAATCCAATGCCAATAGAAGAACCAAAACAACAGAATACTCAACTTTTAGAAGAAGTAATTGAAACATTTAACAAAAGAGGATAGACTAACAAAATGGCTGATATAGATAAACCATTACCGAATACCAAAACAACAGTTGAGATTCCAGGTGAAGTAGAGATAGAGGAATCTATCAAAGAAAACGTTGAAGAAATTCAAACAGATGGTGGACCTGTTGAAATAGAAATGACAGAAGAAGGTGGAGCAGAAATTTCTTTTGATCCAAAAGCCGCAAGTCCTGAAGGTGGTGAAGACCATTTTGAAAACCTAGCAGAATTTTTAGGAGAAGAAATTTTAGATCCATTGGGTTCAAAATTATTTGATCAGTATAACGAATACAAAGAATCTCGTGGTGATTGGGAAGATACTTATAAAAATGGTTTAGATCTTTTAGGATTTAAATATGAAAGACGAACACAACCTTTTAAAGGAGCTAGTGGTGTAAACCATCCTGTTCTTGCAGAAGCTGTTACCCAGTTTCAAGCTCAAGCTTACAAAGAATTATTACCATCAGATGGACCTGTAAGAACTCAAGTTATGGGTGATGCAACAGTTGAAAAAGAAGAACAAGGTAAACGTGTAAAAGATTTTATGAATTATCAAATCATGGATCAGATGAAAGAGTATGAACCAGAGTTTGACCAAATGTTATTTTATTTACCACTATCAGGATCAACTTTTAAAAAAGTTTATTACGACGACATGTTAGGTAGAGCAGTATCTAAATTTGTTCCTGCTGAAGATTTAATTGTACCTTACTCTGCAAATTCTTTAGACGATGCAGAAGCAGTAATTCATGTTATTAAAATGTCAGAAAATGAATTAAGAAAACAACAGGTTGCAGGATTTTATAGAGACATAGAATTAGGTTCTCCTCCTGTTACACAAAATCAATTACAAGATAAAAAATTAGAACTTGAAGGAATTCAAAAAGATGGTCAAGAAGATCAATACACTCTTTATGAGATTCATACTAATTTAGATTTAGAAGGTTATGAAGACACGGGAGCAGATGATGAACCTACTGGAATTAAACTTCCTTATGTTGTTACTTTATCAGAAGCAGGTCACAAAGTTTTATCAATTAGAAGAAACTATGCAGCTGAAGATCCATTAAAGAAAAAAACAAATTATTTTGTACAATTTAAATTTTTACCAGGAACTGGTTTTTATGGTTTTGGTTTAATTCACATGATTGGTGGTTTAACTAGAACTGCAACAGCAGCATTGAGACAATTATTGGATGCAGGAACTTTAGCAAACTTACCAGCAGGATTTAAGTCTCGTGGTATTAGAGTTAGAGATGATGCACAACCTTTACAACCTGGTGAGTTTAGAGACGTCGACGCTCCGGGAGGCAATATTAAACATTACTTTCATTAATGGGTGTTGTGGTTTCAGCGGGCCAACGATTCGCGAGCATCGCAGATTCACAAGTGGGTGACATGAACCAAGCCGCTGCAGTTGGTACGACTGTTGCATTATTGGAACGTGGATCGCGGGTGATGTCAGCGATACATAAAAGATTATATGTTGGTCTAAAACAAGAATTTAAATTATTAGCAGAAGTATTTAAATCATACTTACCACCTGTTTATCCATATGATGTACCTGGTGCATCTAGAGAAATTAAAGTTCAAGATTTTGACGAGCGAGTAGATATATTACCTGTAGCAGATCCAAACATCTTCTCACAGACGCAAAGAATCTCACTTGCTCAAAGTCAATTACAACTGGCGCAATCGAATCCTCGAATACATAATCTATATCAAGCATATAGATCTATGTATGATGCGCTAGGGGTTAAAAATGTAAATGCAATACTTCCTCCACCACAGGCTCCAATGCCTTTAGACCCTGCATTAGAACATATTATGTCTATGAGTATGAAACCTTTTCAAGCGTATCCTGGTCAAGACCACAAAGCTCACATTGATGCCCATTTAAACTTTATGAGGTTAAACCAAACACAAAATAATCCTGGAGCAATGGCGTCTTTACAAAAAAATATATTAGAGCACATTAGTTTAATGGCACAAGAGCAAGTTCAATTAGAATTTGTCGAAGAATTACAAGAAGCACAAATGATTCAACAACAAATGCAAGCAGCAGGTGCACAAAATCCTGCAATGGCACAAGGTATGATGCAAAATCCACAAGTAATGCAGGCACAACAACGTCTACAACAGATTACAAACCAAATTGAATCTAGAAAAGCGAAGTTAATTGCAGAAATGCAGGAAGATTTTGCTAAAGAAGAAGAAAAAATTATGGGTGAGTATGGTGGAGATCCACTACTTCGACTAAAAGGTAGAGAAATGGACCTTCGAGCGCAAGATAATCAAAGAAAAGAAGAAGAAGGTGAAGAAAGATTAAATCTTGACAAGATGAAAGCGATGATGAACCAAGAAAATCAAGAAGCGAAGCTTGAACAAGAGGCAGATCTTGCTGGATTGCGTGCAGGGGTGTCACTTGCTAAACAACAAATGGCTGACCAAAGCAAAATTCATGATTTTGGTAGAAACTTTGGTAAAAAATAGATATAAATCACTTTAAGGAGAAAATTATGATTAAAAAAGCAAAAGATCCAAAAGCTGTACCAGAATTAGGTGTCGGTAAAGATGGATATAAAACAGGTGGTGTTACAATTGAAGCTACAGATCCTTTTGAAACTCAAACAGTAACTGTTAGAGGAACAAAAAGAATGAGAGCGGAAAAAAAACCTGTTCAAGCTAAATGGTACTAGGTTATGTGGCTATCGGCAATTAAATTAGCCGTATCTGCGGGTAGTAAAATTTATGCTAACAAGCAAAGGGCAAAAGTTGCGATGTCTGATGCACAATTGTTACACGCGGAACGACAAGCGCGAGGTGAAGAAGCTTACCAAGGTAAACTTCTAGAAGCTAGACAAAATGATTACAAGGACGAGTTTGTTTTGGTAATTTTGTCAGCACCAATAATTGTCCTTGCGTGGGGAGTCTTTAGTGACAACCCAGTAGCTATGGAGAAAGTAAAAATTTTCTTCGAACATTTCGCGGCACTCCCGACATGGTTCAGTACCCTTTGGATCCTTGTCGTCGGATCAATTTTTGGTATAAAGGGAACCCAAATATTTAAAAACGGAGGAAAAAAATAATGGCAAATCCAAGATACAATACTCAAGTTGCTCAACCAAGAGGTGGCGCTAGAGTAAAAAAAGCAATGGGCGGAATGTCTAATGCTAGAAAAGATATGATGTCTGGTTATTACAAAGATGATATGGGCATGCAAGGTGGAGCAATGTATAAAAAAGGTGGTTCTGTTAAAAAGAAAAAGAAACAGGGTTACAAAGATAGAAAAGATGAGTCTATTGCAATGAGAATAAAAAAGAAAAGAACTAAAAAACAATTAAAAGATTCAAGAAATGAGTCTTATGGTAAGTTTGGTTCTAAAGCTAAAAAATCTGGTAAAATAAACAAATAGGAAAACTTTATGGTAAAACCAATAAGTAAAAAGAAAAATCCTGGTTTAGTCAAACTAGCTAAAAAGAAACCCGAGTTAGCAAAAAAATTTGGATATAATCCAAAAAGAATAGTTGCTAAAAAAGGTGGCAAAGTTAAGTAATGGCTAAACTTTGTCCTGCAGGAAAAGCTGCTGCAAAGAAAAAATTTGCAGTCTACCCAAGTGCGTATGCAAATATTTGGGCTAGTAAATATTGTAAGGGCAAAGTAGGTAGAACTAAAAAAGCCGATGGTGGTTCTATAAATAAAATTTCACAATCCAGAAAAGCAGTATCGAGTTATGCACAAGGTGGTATTGCTAAAGGTTGTGGCGGTATTATGAAAAACAGACGTAAAGTAACTAAAGTTGTTTAATGAGTGGTTTAAAAAAATGGTTAGACGACAAGTGGGTCGATATTGGAGCTCCGAAGAAGAACGGAAAATATCAACCTTGCGGGAGAAGCAAAGGCTCAAAGAGAGCTTATCCGAAATGCGTACCACTTGCAAAAGCCACACGGATGTCAAGCTCGCAAAAGGCGAGTGCTGTCAAACGAAAACGAGCAGTATCTAATAAAGGACCCAAACCAACTAATGTTAAAACTTTTGTAAAAAGAAAAAAATTAAGTATGGGAGGAATAGTATGAAAAAAGCAAAAGCAAAAATAAAAAAAGTAATTAAAGGTTTAAAAAAAGCTTCTAAATTACATGCTGGACAAGCTAAAACTTTAAAAAAAGTTATAGGTAAAAAGTAATATGAGAAAACAGGATAATATGCCTGCTAGAAACAAAAAAAATTTCAGATCTACAAAATCTGGAGCAGGTATGACACGAGCCGGTGTCGCTGCCTATAGAAGAAAAAATCCCG